TACTGGAACCACTCCGTCACGGTGGCCTCCGGGTAGATGGCGTGCACCTGCAGCTTCACCGCCGCCGCTGTGCCCATCAGCCGCCGGACCGTCAGCGCCGTCTTCACGATGCGGCGCTTCTGCTCCACCGTCAGTTCGGTGTCGTACCAGTCGATCTTCCAGTCCACGGCCAGTACATCCAGCACCGTCTCCGGCGCAGTGTCCAGCCGTGTGTAGATTTGGCTCTCGTCGGTGTAGTCCAGCGTCTTCCCCAGGGCCAGCCCCAGGGCCTCGGACAGGGCGATCACCCATTCCTGTCTCGCCAACACCCTCGGAAGGCCGTCTGTAATGCGGGCTTGACGCAGACTTTTAATCATCCTCAAGCCCTCCGTAGGTCACGGTGCGCGTGTTCCGCTTCGGGAGCTGCGTTTTCTCGATCACGATGTCCGCCGGGGCCGCCAGCTTCACGCGCTTGGCTCCCGCTGCGCGGACCCGGTACACAAGCTCGGTCGGGTTGATGTCCCGTCCCATCTTGCGCTGCCAGCTCTCGTAGGCGTCCACCGCCGCCTCCACCTGGGCCTGAATGGTGCCCGCGCTCTTTTGGTCGTTGCTGGCGATCCAGTAGGTCAGGCTGATGTCGTAGGGGACCTCCTCCGCCGCCGGGCAGCTCACGATGTCCGTCAGCGGGCGGATGGTGTCGCCGTTGAGGTAGGCGGCCAGCTCCTCCCGCTCCGTCTCCGTGGGCAGCACGCCGCCGTCCAGCACCACATAAACGTGCACCACGCACGGCTCCGGGCTGACGATCTGCACGTCGTCCACGTCCGTCCGCCATTCCTTCACATAGTAGGCATAGGCGTCTCGCGGTCCGGCGCAGGAGTATTTGCTGGGAGCCAGCCACACCCGTTCCGTCAGACCGTCGTCGTCCTCGATGTCCAGTCCGCCCGTGCTCGCCTCGATGCTCTCCACGCTCGCAACGTATGGGATTGGGTCCACCAGCGTGTCGATCTCTCCGGCGGCGATGCCGCTGCTCTCTGCTCCGGCCTCCTCCGCCTGCACGTCCACGTCCACGGTCAGCTCGCCAGCCGTGACTTCCGCGTAGTCCACGGTGTTGAAGTATTTCCCGTCCTGGGTCTTCACCCGTGTGCCCGCCGGAATGGCCGTCGGCTCGCTCCGCTGGCCGGACAGCGTGAAGCGCACGATGCACGTGGCCCGCCTGGCCTCCTGCCGCGTAATGCCGAACAGGGCCGCCAGTGCGTCCAGCGCGTCGCCGGTTGAGGTCTTCAAAAGCTCCGCCCGGCCCTTGGCCTCCACATACTGCATCACCTGGTAGAGCACAAGGCTGAACGACTTGATGATCAGGTTCTTCGCGTCCGCCTCGCCCAGCTCCGCGTCCTGCCCGGTAAGCTCCTTGAAGATGCGCGTGTAGTTTGCTCGCACAAGCTCCTCAGTCTCCTGCAGGCTCATGTTTTCGATGAAGCTGATCTCCGGCACGTTTGCCAGCTCTTTGATATTAGACAAAGCTCACCACCACCTTCGGGACGATGCCGCCGTCCCTGGCATGATTTTGGGTCCATTCCACACGCATGACCCGGACCCGTGGCTCATACTGTTTTGTTTTCCGCACGAACTCCGCCGTCAGCAGCGCCTTCGCCGCCTCCTGCGGGTTGTCCAGAATGTTGATGTCGATGCCGAACTCGCGGTCGAGGGCCTGTTCCCCCGTCTCCGTGCCGTAGAGCACCTGTAGATTTCGGTAGACTTCCTGTGCCGTCTGGTCGTCCACGCTCCCGGCCTCAATCTCGACGATGGTATCCTCAATGTAGATCACGGCTTGCCCTCCCTTATGTGTATTCCTCGATGTTCAGGCTCACCCGGCACTCGATCAGCGCGCCGCCGTTGAGTACCGTGTCCCACTCGTCGCTGACGCTCACCAGCTTGAAGGGGTTGTCAGAGATCGGTCGCCCGCCGATGATGAACCAATCGACCATCTGGCTTTCCGCCGCCCGCTGGAAGTAGTCCAGCGTGGACCGGGGGCTTACACCGTCCTGCGCTCGCAGGAGGATGTCCATGGTGTAGCTCTTGAGCTTCGGGCCTACCCACTGGCTCCGCGCCTTCTTGCCGATGATCTCATGGTTTGCCCAGTCGCTTCCGGCGCTGCCTTTCAGATTGCTCGGCGTCAATATTCTCTGGCTGCTCACCGTGAACACCCGGCCCATATAGCTGCCCACCATTTTCCGTTCCTCCTCGCTGTTCGTTTTTTACAGCACCAGGGAGGACCCGCCCTGCAGGTCGATTTGCTGTGCCTTCATGCTGATTTTCCCGGCGGTCTGTATGGAGACATCGCCGCCCTCGCTGATGGTGATGGTCACACCGTTGATCGTCAGCGTCACCTCGCCGGTCACGGTGTCGCGGATGCCTCCCTGAAACTCCCGCTCCACCTCGCCCTTGTATAGCTCGGTGTTCTTTCCGCCCACGGTCAATGCCCGGTCGCCGCCTGCACCCTCGTCCAGGTCGCCCTCGGCTTCCAGATTGATGTTCTCCCCGGCGTCGATGGTCACGCTTTTCTCCGCGCCGATGCCCACGCCTTCCTTGCCGTGGATGCTCACGCTTTTGATCTTGCTCGTGATCTGCACCAGCTTCTCCGCGATCAGGCTGATGGTGCCCTTGGCCTCGTCGAAGATGTCGCCGTTGCAGTTGCGCCCGGTCCGCACGTCGGTGTACTGGGTGTAGATGCCGGTGTTGGCGTCGTAGCGCTCAAAAGCCTGCCCGGCCTTCTCACCGTATTCCTTGCGGTAAAGCCCGGCGAAGCCCTCCGCTGGGCGGTTGCTCCGGTTCCATACGGTGCCGCTGGTGGTGGCCGCCGCCGTGCCATTGCTCGTGTGCGTCACGCTCACGATCTGGCCCACTCTCGGCATTTTGTATTCTCCGTTGCTCATGGCGTTGATGCGGGCCGTGACCCTCCGGCCCTGGTCCGCATACGTCACCTCATAGGTCCCGCTTTCATAGTCGATGGAGCTGACCCGTCCGACCCGGTTCGTCCCTGCCATCGCTACTTCACCTCCATGGTAGCCTTCGTGCCGCCTCCGCCGCCGGTGCGCGTGTCCACGCCGCAGTAGCTCGCGGGCACCCAGCCCGTCACGTTCTGTCCCACCGGCAGCTTCCCGCAGCGGGAGGCCGCGTTGGTGATGCGGTAGCGCCCGTTGACCAGGATGCCGTCGTAGAAATAGAACACGCCGCTTTTATAGCAGCTCGGATTTGAGGCCACGCTGGTGTAGTAGAAGGGGGCGTTGGTCAGCGTCACCGCCGCCCCGGCCTCAGCTCCCGCCGCCGCGCTGGCGGCGCTGGCCGCCGTGCTCGTCTCGTAGGAGCTGCTGTAATTCGTGTCGCTGGTGTCGGACCCCTCCGTGTTGTACTGGATGGAGCCGCCCACCTCGTAGGGATGGAAGCCCTCCCGGACGCCGCTGCACTCGAAGGCCGTGGTAAATCCGCCGCTCTTGGTGTATTTGTGCGTCACCTTGTCCACGAAATACTTGCCGTTGATGCCGCCCTCTCCGCCGGAGGGGCCGCCGCCGTAGCCGGTAATGTTGATTGTGTTGCCCGCACTCACGGTCCAGTCTCCCGGAACGGTGAAGCGCAGCTTGATCGTGCCATGGTTGGCCCGGTTCAGCTCCGCGCAGAGCTGGACCGCCGCATCCTGCACGCTGATGGCCCTGCGGTTCACGCTCTTGATGTGCGTTCCGCCGCCCACCTTGCAGGAGATGTCGCAGTCCTTGTCCGCGTCGGTGTAGTCGAAGGTCCCGCCGGTGTAGGTCCCGGAAAGGGTAGTGGTCCAGCTCAGGCTCCCACGGATGATGTCCGTGCGGTCGAAGGTCCGCACCGCCCGCTTTGCCTTGTATGCCTCCCGGTCGTAGACCCACAGCCGCCGGGCGTACACCTTGAGCACCAGGCCGTAGTTCTGGCACAGCGTATTGTAGTAGCTGCTGTCCGCTCCGTCCTGTTCGTCGCACTCGATGTCGTAGTCCTCAGCGTCATAGGTGAAGCCCAGGCCGTAGCGCGCCGCGATGGTCTGGCCGATGCGCTTGATGGAGGTGTTCTTCCACGTCACCTTCCGATCTGTCTCGCTGAAATTGCTGTCGCTCGGCTTGCTCACGCCGCCGAGCTGCAAGGTGGTCGGCGTGTCCGTGTAGTTCACGTCGTCCACTACGAAAAGGCCGCAGTCTATGGCCCGCTCGTCGCCGGGCCGTTCCCAGTCGTGGCCCAGCAGGCGGGGGTAGAGCGTCGCGCCCTTCTGCGGCATCCAGCCCCACAGCCACTTGCTGTCCTGGGCGTCCAGCGTCAGGTCGATGCTGTCGCTGTCGTCCGCCGCGTTGTCCACATAGGTCAGGCTCTCGATGGAAAGGCCGATGTCCGTTCCCGTGCCCGCACCCAGCGTCGCGTCCTCCTGGCCGGAGGTCTCCTTCTTAGGCGTGGCCTTGGCGGTGCTCACCGCGCCGCAGTCCGCCGCGTCCGCCCAGCCGGTCACGTTCTGGCCCACCGGGGTCTTGCCCACTCTCGACGGGGTGTTGGTGATGCGGTAGCGCCCGCGTATCAAGATACCGTCGTAGAAGTAATACACGCCCGTCTTGTGGGTCGCTGGGTTCTTTGCCACGCTGCTCACGTAGAGGGGCGTGTTGTTCAGCGTTACCGCCTGTCCCGCCGCCGCGCCGGAGCCGGAGCTGGCGGAGGAAGCGGCGCTCCCGCCGCCCTCCGCCGCGTCCACCTGGGCGCTCGCCTGCACCTGTGCGGAATACGGGGTACTGCGGTACTGCACCGCAAGTCCGATGCTTCTTGCCTTATTCATACTGCGCCTCGTATTTCCATGGCGGCAGCGTGCCCGCTCTCGCGTCCTCCACCGTCGGCGTCTTCAAAACGACCCCGGCGGAAAAGCGGAAGGTGTCGATGTGCTCCGGGTTGGCCGCCATCAGCGCGTCTGCGTGGTATTCGCTGCCATAGACTTCCTTGGCGATCACGTCCCAGGTGTCGCCGCTCTTTGTCGTGTACATAGCTTCCTCCCATCAATAGGCCGTCCGGGCACGCTTGCGCATCATCTGCTCGTACCATGCCTCGAACTCCTCCTTGGCCCGCCGCAGCGCTTCCTCAAGCACGTCTGCGTCGGCGTTGCCCTGAATGACGATGTTCGGCGCGAAGGTGAAGCTGCCTCCGCCTCCGCCGCCCTCGCCGGGGTCGATGGCTTTCAGCTCTGCACCGTCCGCCGCGCTCAACGCCTGCTCGGCGCTCACGCCCAGCATCCGGCCCGCCTGTGCCCAGGTGGCGATGTTCTGTGCCCGCACGCCGCGCTGGAAGCTGATCACAGCCTCGCGCCCGGCTTCGCCCGCGATGCTCACGCCGTCGGTGAAGCCGCCCTTTGCCAGCATCGGTATCTCCGGGATGCTGATGTGG